TCTAAATCAATACCTCCACTACTTAATGCTACTTGTATGTTTTGTTCTAGTTGAGCTTTTTGTTCTTCATCTGGCTCTAAATCTAAAAATATTCCAAAATCATGCAAATTTAATTTATCTATTTCTTCTAATGTCATTGAATTAAAAGAACTAATGCTTTGTTTTAAAGAGTTTCTAGTTAAAGGAAATGCTAACATATCCCCTACTTTTTTAGAAATATTTTCACATATTCTTAATGTTAAAAATAAACTAGCATTGTTTATATGTTTAGTAGCTATATTAGAAGCTTGTGCAGCCATTTTTTGTAAACCTACTAAAGTGTCTCTATCTGGAGTACTACCATCTCTTGCTTCATTTAATCCTGTCACATCTCTTATCATTTGTAAATAATAATTGTATGTAGATATTAAACTTTGAATTTTTGCTTGACCAGAACCAGTTGCTAGTTCTTGTACAGGTATTTTACCTCTATTTAATTCACCATCTTGAGTAAGTGATCTACCAACTACAGAACCGGTTTGAAAATACATATTCAATGCTTCTGCCGGATTATAATTTGTTCCGTTACCTAAATCAACTTCAGCTAAACCATCCATATCTAAGAACACACCATCTGGTACCATTCTAGCTATAACTTGTTGTAACTTTAAATGAGTTATTTGTATCATATCAGCAAAACCTGTTATTCTACTAACGGTAGAATCAATACGACCTTTGTACATACGAGGTGCACATATCGCGTAATTCATTTCTACTTTTGTAGTATCTGCCATAGGTCTTGTCATGTTAGGACACATTTCCCAACTTAATAACATATCGGTACCTAAAACTTTTACTCCTCTATACAGTGTTTCTATAGTTCTACCTACAGCTTCAAAATTTTCGCTTGGAGGAGGGTTAAAACCACTGTCTTTAGAAATTGCTTTTTGTAATCCAAATTCAGTTTCTTTTATTTTAAAAACTTGATCACTGTAAGTTTTATATTCAAAATATAATAATGGAATAGTGTTTTGCTCTGAAGGACCATTACCGTATCCATACATGTAAGTTCTATCTCCTTGGTATTGTTGTATTTTTTCTAAATCGTCATCTGGTAAACCAGGAAATTGCTTTGCTATTTCAGGTAAAGTAACAGCTTTTAATTCACCAACGTAATATATATCTTCAAAATTTGGATCTTCTGTATAAGAATATACTAAGTAAGCAGGATCAACATAGTCTACTGTTATTCCATTAGCGGTATTAAAGTTTGTTTTTACAGCTCCAATACCACATGTAACTAAATCATAATTTACTCTACGTCTTGTTAAATCCCATTTGTTATAATCTAAAATTTGATTTATAACTTCTTCTTCAGCAATTTCTACAGATTGTTTATAATCTAATTGCATATGAAGTTCTAACTCCTCCATGTTATGAGGTAATTGATTTTCTGGTATGCTAGTATTAAATAAAGAAGAATCTAATTTATCAACAATTTGTTGCATTGTTTCTCTAGCAAAAACATCTTGAGCTAACATTTCAGCGTAGTTAGTTCTTTTTTCTAACGATTGTGGATCTTGCGCGTAAGCATTTATATCGTAATCTTTATTAGATATACCATTAGTTAGTATATCTACAAACTTAGATATAATAGGAACTGGTTTCCAGTCTAAATTTAAATATGATAAATCTCCATTAATAGATAATTCATCTTTATACTTTTGAGTCGGTTGTTCTCCTCTAGCATATAACCTTAGTCTATTATAGTTATTCCAAGTAGTTAGATATCTATTACCGTTAGTTCTACCTTGACTAAACCACTCTTGTTCTATAGCTTGAGCAACTTGCTCGCCATATTCCCAAGATGCTTTCTCAGCGTCGCTAACCACTTGGCTAGGAAAAATGCTATTACCGTTGGTATATATCGTTTTACCTTTTTTCATTTAATCTATCATTTTAGATAACGTCCCACTATTATCAAATTTTTTTATTCCTAAATCATAATTATGTCTAATCATTTGAGGAACAGGTCTATATTTATTTTTATTACAAGCCATTATTGCTAATCCTGAACTAATAGAAGCATCATGAGTTGTTCTATTATTAATGTCAAATTTAGCCCAGTCTTCTAAAGTTCTTTGAAAATACACATCTCCGTAAGTATTATCATTACGAAGTCCTACGTAAGTTTCTATATAACTTTCTATAGCTGCTGCGTGAGCTTGTTTAATGTCTTCACTAGAATTAGGTATTCCACCTATCTCTCTTTCTGTTACAGATAATTTATTATATATTTTATCAGGTCTATTCATAGAGTAACCTCTATAACCTCTTCTTTTAAAATGATACAATAATCTAGGTTTATTATTTTCAGCAAGTATTGGCATTCCGTAAAATATACATGCCATCAAAACGTCCTCAAAAAATATTTCAGCAGTTTGGGGTCGTGATATGTATTCTAAAAATAAATGATTAGCTGGTACGTCTTCCATACTAAACTTTGTTAATCCGTGTAACGCACCTTTTGAACCTCTTTTATCTACTGTTCCAGATATATCATAACTATCACAACCAAAAGCACCTAATGTATCATTACCAGGGTGTTTTAAACCTGATTTATGTATTATATTATTTTGCAATCTTAATGGTGGTACCCATGAAACAAAAAACCTACCATTGTTTTGTGGTACAAATATTACCGAAGTATCTTTTATACCTCCAGTCCATTGGAAATTACCTTGAGTAACTAATGAAGTTCCACTAGCTTCTGCATTCCAATCTATTTGTTCATATATTTTTGTAAGATTAAATAATGATGATTTAGCTTCGTCTCTAAATGCATGTTCCTCTGTTCTTGGAAACTGTCTATAAAATTCATTTAACGCGTCTTGATCATCTTTTAATCCATCTACTTCGTTTTGCCAATAGTTTATTACACCTAAAGTTATTGGTACTCCTAATGGTCCTTTAATAAAGTCTTTCGGATTGTCGAAGACAGGTAATCCATAAGAATCAATGTATCCTTCGTAGTTCCATTCCATAG